TGTTCATCTACTGCAACTGCAACTTGTTCTTCTCGTTCAGCTAACTTAACCGTTCCATCAGTCCAAACAACCTTCCCATTTCCTAAATAGGTTTTTTGAACTTTAGCATCTCTTTCATCTTTGGTTTGTGAATCCATAAAAGCTACATTATTACCAAATCTAGTTTCATCTTGAACTGATATGGTTAAATTATAATATACTGCTCCATCTTTTCCTTTTACAAATTTTTCCTTTGGTAATTTGTCAACTCTAATTGACCCTGTAATAAGTGTACTCATAATTTATTTATTTAGTTGTTAATTTATTTATTTTTGGTAATTCTTGTGATGTTTTGAATGAGAAAAACCTAACTGAAGGGTTACCATCAATGTAATAATTCCAAGCCTTAATGGTCATACCTAAAACCCAATAGAAATTTAATGGTTCTTTATTTATTTTTGCATTATGTAATTTAGAATAAAGATAACTAGTTGCAGTATCTTGAGTTCTAGATAAACCATAAATGTTTTTTATAAATTCATAAACTTCTTTACTTGGTTTTTCACCTCCAATCATATAAGCCATATAGCAGCTGTTTGAATTGCTAATTACTTTTTCTTCTGACCTTTGATAAATAGATTTACTTGTTTTTAAGATATCATTTAACCAATAATAATTTTGTTTACAATAATTTAAAACTTGTTGATTTGTCAAGGTTTCACTTCTATTATAGCTATTATTAACTGCTGATTTAGAACCTTTATCGCTATACTTGTATATTAATTTAATAATAAATGATAAATGATTTGTATTTTTAAAACCGTTTAAAGTTAATATATCTGCTGAACTTCTGTTTTTTCCTGTGTCAAATGTTGCCATTGCATCAGAATCAACACCTCGAACAATTGGTATGTGATAAGATTGACCTGATTTAACAATAGCCATTAACCTATGTTGTCCATCTGTTAAGTTATTGTATTTGTCAAAAACAATGCTTTCGCCATTTTCTATAAACATACCTTTTAACATTTGTTGAGTTAAAAAAGTTACATTTCTAGTAGATTTTTTTCTGTTAATTGTATTAAATCTTAAAAAATTTTTTGCGACTTCAGGTGTAACATAAACCAAGTCTAATGTTAAATTAGTTCTTTTTTTTGTTGTGGTATTAAAACCAACGTGTTGTAAAATTTCTGTTCTCATTTTTATAATTATTTAGTTGTTAATATTTATTTCTTTTTAAAGTCTTCAGATTCATCTTCACCAAAAACCCCTAGTTCATAAAAGCCTGTAAGTTTTAAAACTGCCCTGCTTAATGCTCGTTTCTCTGCCATCTCAGCAACATACCAACTATTACAGTTTCCATCTTTGTAATTAGCTGCTTTTAAAGCACTACCAAAAGTTTCTAAAACTGTATCAGGTTTACTTGAAATAAATGCCTTAGCTTTAAAAACTGCAAAGTTAGTTTCACATTTTACAACTTCATAAGTTATGGTAATGTTTTCTTTTGCTTGGATTTTTTCAATCCCTTGTCTTGTGATAATCACATAATGCTGATGCTTGTAAACATCATCTTTTTGCAAATCATACTTTTTGTAAAGTTCTACTAATTTTTCCCTGTTCATTGTATTTGATTTTGATTCATAACTTCTAATTGTGCTTCTAAACATTCTAAGTTGCTCAGTAATGCTTGAACTCTATATTCGTATTCCTGAATAATCGTTGAGGTTGTTTGGTTTGAAAAGTTTATAGGCATATTAATCTAGATTTAATAATGTTGATTTTGCTATTTCTAACCTTCTGTAAATTGCAATCTGCTCAAAAGCATCTGCATTTAATACAGCACCTTGAAGCTGTTCTTCTAAGGATTTAATTTCCTTACTTAAAGTTGTTCTTTGTGTTTCCATTTTGTTCTGTTTAAAAAGGGAGGTTTTACCCTCCCGTTAGTTTTTATATTTTTGCTAGTATTTCCTCGTTAGCTTTTATTATTTTTTCTATCTCTGATTTATCATTAAAAAACAAATCTAAAAGCGTTTTATAAGATTTAATAGTTGACCATTCTTCATCTGTTAAATAGTAACTTTTATCCTCCCATTTATCTAATAAAGATATTAGCATTCTTAAAGTTCTGTTGTTACTTTTGTAAGCTTCTGTAATAATTGCTGAATTTTTCATTTTGTTCTGTTTTATTTATTAATATTAAACAAATATAAACAAAAAATTTAATAACTAACTATAAAAGACAAAAAAAAAGGATAAAAAATTAATTTTACCCCCTTTCTTTAACAGAACAGAACGGTCAAATGTAGTGATTTACATTGATTCCACAAAGGTTTTGTATCTTTTTATCATATCTTCTAATTCAAAGTCTGCTATTTTTACTATCTGCTGTGCCTTAATGTGTAATCTTCTTGCTGTTCCTTCACCATATTTAGCATCTAGGTTTACAGCAAATTTATACTGCTCCCCATACTTAAAAACGTTACATCCTGCACATTGTACTTGACAGTTTATTTCATCCCACCTAGTTGAATAGTGTTTACGAGATTGGAAATGTCCGTTCTGCAATTTCTTCCAATGGTCTTCTTTTCCACAGGTAAAGCAAGTAGCTTTTTCATTATCTGAATTTTTAAGTCTGATATATTGGCTAAATACAGTATCTAACTTTTTAACTAATTTGCTTCTAGTAAGTTTTTTTTTAGATGGCATTGTCTAAGATTTCAATAATATGCCTGATATCACTTCTTTCAAATTTACCTTCTACCTTTCCATTGTATGTTTCAAAATTAATCAAATACATATCTTTTTCTTCTTTTTTATCTTCTTTGTAAAGGTGTTTCACATTTAGTTTAAACTTCATAATTTTAAATTTTTGATTAAAATATTTTTTTTTGTAGAATAAAAATAATAAATTTGAATTTTTTATTTACTACAAATATCTAAATATATATCTAAAAATATATCTAAATATTAAAACAAATATAATAAAAATAAATATAAATATAATAAAAATAAAGACTTAGGAATTATAATCAAAGATTACTTTTCCATTGATTTAAACTTTTCTACACCTCTAGAACCAAAATAAGCTACATAAACAGTTATTAAAAGTGATTTAAGTAAATCTATCCATTGACTATCTACTCCAAAATCAATATTTAAAGAATCTAACAGGATTAAAAAAATCATTGATACAGTCAAAAAGATTAAAGTCATCGGTCTTGTGTTCTTAGATAACCAACTATCTGAAGCCATATCTGATTCCCAACGCTTAGTCACCTCCTGCATTTCCATTACATCTATTTCAAGCAGTTTTAAAGCAATATCTTTATCTTCCTTTGATATATTAGTATCTTTTTGAATTAAGTCTTTAGCCTTGCTTAAAATACCTACAGATGGGAAAACATCACCTATTATGTTTAAAAGTTTAGGTGCTGCACCTTTAAGAAATTTACCAACCTTAGTTTCTGAAAATTTTTTCTTTGGCATATTATTCTTTTTTATTCTTATTTAATAAATACCATTTTTGAATAGTGTACCCAATTGTGATAGCTAATAAAAGAATCTTTAATCCTACATCAATGTGAGTCATTGAAATTGTAAATGTGCTGAGGTTTATAATTATAGTCTTGTAATCGGTTATCATTTCTTGTCAATTTGTTGTAGCTTTTTAGCTGCCCAATTAATACCTGATGTTCCTCCCCAACCTAACCAAGCAACATAACCTTTGTCTTTCCAAGGTGTACTTTCAAATTCAGGACTCACTTCTGCATTCTTTTGATGTCTCCTAAATGCTGACATTCTAGCAATGGTTTCCCTGCTTATATTTTCCCCTTTTGCTAATTGATTTGCCCTAGTCCACCCAACCTGTGTCATACCCTTAACCTCACCTTTGTGTTTATCCCTCCACCTTAAAACTTTCTTAGCATTATTCTTTGCACTTTGTGGATAGTCATTGTAAGTTTCTAGATTTATCATCTTACCTTGAAAAGAACGATAACAAATGGCTATAGCTTGAGATTTATCGTGATACTGCATTACCTGTGGAACACAACGAATCATAAAATCACTTTGCTTTTCACCTATTTTTTTGTTTGGTATTGGCATATATTAACAATTTTTTTAATCAACCCAAGTATAATAAACCCCTTGCTTTTTAGTAACTAATACCTGCTTTCTGTTTCCTTCTTTTTTATAAGAAACGTGCAACCATCTTGGTTCATCTCCAAACTCCCAAATCAATTGGTCAAAATCTAAATTGTCTTTTATGTAATGAAACATTTCAAGATTTGTCTTTCCACCCATTGAATCAATGTCTATAGCTTCACCTTTCATATGTGATGATGTAATAGAGCCTTTTAAGGCAGTATTTAATTCTAAAGACCTAAACATACTATTAACTCTAATAGGTCCTTCTACCCATTCTCTAAGTGGTTCAAAAACCCCTTCAGCTAATACTTCCATATTTTCAATATGTTCTTCTGTTGGCTTATTCTTTATGCCATTCTGTTGAGCATAGTTTGAATTTGTTGCTTCCTTGTAAGAAATGTGTTTACTGATTCTTTTCATAATTTATATATTTTTTATGGTCTTGGAACTTCTGCGTTTCTTGGGTATCCGTAAAACTGATGTGCTGCATTGTCAGCAGGATACACCTCATTACTTCCAAAGTCTAAGGAGTCCGAACTCACTATATCATAAGCAACACCATCGTAGTAAATTGGCGGTGTTATCTCGTGTCCATCGGGGTCATAAGTACCTTGTGTCTTTACTACTTTACCAATGTAAACAACTGCCTTTGTTCCGTTGATGTACTGCATTGAGGTAACTCCTTCAATGGTTACTTCAGCCCATACATCTTTTGAAATTAAAACATCTTTACCTTGTGCTTCTGTGTCAAATACTGTTTTGTAAATATTCATTAAATTGTTGTTAAAGCTGTTAGTTGTGCATCTGTTAATGCTTCTTTGTAGACTGCTACTGCTTTTGTTTTACCTAAGAATTGCTGAACATTATTGCCCCTATTGAAAGATGATTGGTTTAATCCTATAGGAGTAACTCCACTTGTATCTGTAACTACTTCAACGCCATTAATCCATAGTGCAAAATCATTTTCTTTATATTTAACAGCTACCTTAAAATATGCTAATGATACTGCTCCAAAATCCTCAGCCATAAACGCTTGGCTAACACCACCACTCCTAACTTCACCAGCTATTTTTAAATTTGTTGAGCTATTTAAAAAACCAATTTTTATAGTGTTATTTTGAGAGCCATCACTTAAAGACAACCATCTTTGAAGATTGTAAATTGCGTTTGGTTTAATCTCTGCATAAAATACACCTTCTGTAGAGTTTATCAAAGTAGCGTTACCCGAATCAGTTGCTAAATCTTGTAGCCTTGTGGAGGATGCCCCCGATGTGGGGATGTAACTTGAGCTATGGGATTGTTGTTCTAATTGTGCACCCCAAATGTAAACACCGCTTGTACCATCTCCAGTATAAACATTCACACCATCTGATAAGGATATAGCAATATCTGCATATTGTCTTGCGGCTGCGGCTGAATAAATAACACTACATCTGTAAATACCATTACCAAAATCTTTTATACTTCCAACATATCCACTTCTTTGTGTTAAAACCACTCCATTTGTTAAATCAAACCATACACCAGTATTTGATTGTGCTGCTGCATTATCACCTAAACAAATAATATTTCTCTCTTTTGCTTTTGCAAAAACAGATAAAGTATAATCAACACCATCTGTTAAAGTTAAAAAAGTTCTCATATAATGAGTATTGGTTGCCGTAGTATCTTCGGTTAAATAACCCATATTAATTAAACAACTTGGAGATTTTATAGCATCACTTGTATATGTACTCCTTGATTTCACCCAACTTGCATCACTAAATAATTCAGATTGTGTTATTAAATTCGTTGACTCATCTTCCAAAAGCCAACTTCCGCAGCCACTATCTGGTACTACTTCTTGACCGAAATATTCTTTTACAGATACGTTTGATATCTTGTAAGTTGCGTTTAATTCATCACAAAAAAACTGAATACTTACATCTCCCGTAGCGGGAGAAAATTCAAAAGTTTCCGTCACCGAATCTCCACCAACTACTAAAGTACTTCCCGTATATACTATGCTTTGACCCGTACCATTAGCCGAAGAAGAAAACACGCTAAATGTTCCATTACTTGCTCCCGTTAATAGCTGCATTGTAGCAGTCATTTTATATTTATTAGCATCAGATAAACCTATATTTTGAAATACACCTCCACTTCCATTTCCACCGCTATTATCAAATACTAATCCACTACTGTTTGCTGAAACTATAACCCCATCTTTTGCAGTCCAATCTGTTGAACCATTACTAAAATCCCCATTAGTAACTAATTCACTCCCTAAAGAATCTTGATAACTAAACCCCTCATAGTTTATTCTCGGTAGGTTTGTATCGTTAGTAATTTCTATTAATACTATGTTTGTAATGCTTCCAATAAAGTTAGCATCTCCTTGTAATATTAATGGAGGACTTACTTCGTTAGATGTCATCTCAGCAGTATAAGTTCCGCTGCTTGTTATGTTATTAAAATCAACTGCACCCGTACCCGATAAACTTCCTAGCAATACACCCGCAGTATAGTCTAATGTAAATGATACCCTTACTAATTTATTTTGTATGTTGGTTGATATTGTTTGTGTTAAGTTTGTTACTGCTGATTGTGTACCATCACAAGTTGCCTTGCTATTTGCTTGGTCGGGTGTAAATCCATCTCCAAAAGACCAATTTTGCCCCACCTCTTTAACCGAGATGTTTGTGATAGATAAAACCCCTGAGCCAATAAAACGTAATGTCTCTTGATTATTTGTTAACTTTATATACTCTGTATATGTTCCATTTGAATTTCTTAAAGTTCCGTTTTCGTTACTTGTTCCCGTAAATCTAAACCTTGTATCTCCGCTTACATAATCTTCAATAGTATAAACTACTTTGTAAGTTGTACTGCTTGTAAAAGTACCAGTTTGGTCTAAATTAGTAGAGCTACCATCACATATAGCCTTATCCTCTCCAATACTCCACCCCGTTCCTAAAGTCCAATCTGTTGAGCCATTAGTAAAACTTCCATTAGTAACCTCCTCTGCACCTATCTGTGAAAAGCTACCATTCTGTACTAAGTCTCCCGATAGTATCTGTACATTCTCTACTAAACCTTGTGCATTGACTCTAGTGGCAGCAGAATTTCTTGAGAAAGTGAAATCCCCATCTCCATCAGTTGGCTTTACGCTTAACATACTTCCGTTGTTGTATGCAGTTGGTGTAAGTAAAATTGACGCTTTATCTAATAAGTTTGCCATTATGAAATATTTTGTAACTCGGTTAATGTTGCAGTTGTACAAGTAACGTTTTCGTAGTATGTTGCCCTGCCTTGTAAAGTAACTAATAATGCAGGAATAGCACTAGGAAAAGCAAATCGATAATAAATACTTCCCCATCCAATTTCCATAGGACTTCCCCACGCACTAGTATTATAAATTTCGTTTGCCATTTTATTTTACAATTTTTTTCTTACTTTTCTTTTTTAAAAAAACCTTTAGCTTTTTAATATTCTTTTCTTTTGGTTTGTATATCATAAAACCCAACCATTAAAAGTCGCTTCATAACTTGGATAAATATCATCGTTTGTATTGCTAGTATATTCAGGATATGTAGTTTGATTAAAACTCATAAAATCAATGAACCTTCTAGAATACCATTCTGCATTCGTTCTAGCCTTTTCTACCAAGAAATCAACTTCATTTTTATCTACTGAAACAGAATTTTCTGATGTATGTTTGAAAACACCCCCCTGCTTAACCTGATATGCTGCGAATGGATAGTAATTTGCCTGTGAATACCAAATTAACATTGGTACAATATAGTCATCTAAAATTGTTTTCCACCTTGCATTTCCTACATCATTAATATTTGGCATTGCTACAGTTAAACCATTGTATAAATCTGTTCCCATAATCTGCTGAACATCAATTTCTTGTGACAGCTTCACAAACTGAATAAACTTGTCAGTCGAGATATTACCATCCATTATAGAATTACGAACTAAATCTGTTCTGTTTATAAATAATACTGTTGCCATTTATCTTCTTTTATTAGTTGGTAAAAATCCCTCGTTAGGCATATCAATTGGTCGCTTTGCAACTAATGGACTATTTTTTTCAGGTTTAAATCCTTGCTTTATTGCTTTGTTTACACTTATAGATGGAGCGAGTGGACTTTTAATATCTATGCTTCCTTTTCCTTTCTTCATATAGGTCTTTCTCATCCAAAAATGGTGACACGCACCTCCGCCTTTGTAAAACCAAATGGAATAGCCTTGTTTTTGCTTATCTTTAGGTGCCCATCCATAATTTAGTTTCACACTATCCATCATTTCAATATCTTCTTTTCGATATATCTTTTTAGCTTTTACCATTTTCTGACAAAAATCCCTGCTGTTATCAGGCTGTAAACTTGCTTTTAAAGGTGCATATTGATAACGAACTTTAAACTGTGTTCCATCTACATCTTCATCTTGTTCAGACTTAGCATTAGGTCTTGCTGTTC